TCACAATTCGATCCATCCTCCACGCTCATCTCTATACCGATCAGTCATTGCGCTAGATTTGTGACCGAGCAGTTTTTGAGCGAATACAGCACCGTGCTGATCTGTGTAGAGTCGTGCAGATAGGCTTCGGATTTCATGAAAGGATGGTGGTGTGCCGCTATCCCATTGCAAACCGCTTTTTTCCCGCATTTTTGCAAAAATAAATCTGATGCGCGGCTCCGTAGCTTGCGCTGTAAAAATTTTTCCAGAATCATCAGTGGGAGTCAGATTATCTACGAGTATGTGATTCGCAATTTTTAGTGATAGTGGTATAGCTATTTTCGTTCCAGTTTTTTGTTGTTTAACATGTAATCGCTCATCGTAAATATCGTCTATGTGCATTGCGCATAAATCAGCTTGCCGTTGGCCAGTAATTAGTGCGACTCGCAGAAGGCGACAAAACCATTCTGGAGCGTTTGTTTCGGAAACCTGTAAAATGGTCTGAAAATCCAATAGTGATAAGCGTGAGCGCTGCACAACGACTTTAGGTGCTCGTACTATCTCTGCAGGGTTACTCGTTATATGTCCAGAGGCAATGGCTTCTTTAAAAAAATCGATGAGCGTAGTGCGTAAACCTTGTGCAGTGTGCATTTTCCCTGCATTTGCGTAACTTGATACCAACTCGGCAATATCCCGAACACTCACTGTATTGAGCGCTAGGTTTCCAAGTTCTCTATAGATGATTCGTAGGTATTTTTTCTTATTTGTGATAGATGCAGGTCGTAACCCGCGCATCATAAAAATGCGCTCATATTGTTCACACCATTCCTGGATGCTGAGTGTTCCATCCGCATTAATACGCTCCTGCAATGTCAGAGTCACATTGCCGAGAGATAGGTTTGCTTCGATGGCTTGAGAGACGGCTAGCGCACGATTTCTGCCTAACCCATACTCTTTTTTGGTTTGTGGATGCCGATATGAATAGTAACCGCGACGAACGTAGAGATTTGGCGGTAAATCACGATTTTCTTTTTTTCTTCTCTGTGCCATCTCGCTTAATTCTCTCCATCAATGATGTAGCTGTTACGCTGGTCATCAACTTGGCGTTCTCATCAAAAATCCAGCGGCGACCGTATTTTTGTGGGGCGGGGTAGATGTGTCCCGCTCGAGCATGTTTGCGTATCGTTTCTAGTGACAACTCCAAAGGTTGCCGCTTATTCCACTGTTCTATTGTTAAATACATGCAAACTCCAGCAAGTTCGAAAAGGCGGACTGCCAGTAGACAGTCCACGTTAAGATGGGAAATAAAAACCCCGCTCAGTGGCGGGGTTAGTGTTGAGGGGTAAACTCTTGTGATTTTTGGGCATCATGCCTTGCGAGGAAGAAGCGGTAGCACTCTTCTAATTGCTGCCAAATGTCTTCAGACCTTGGTTTATGAAATGCTCCTGCATCTTTTTCTTCGCTGCCTGGTAACTCTCCGCGTGGAGCTAGATAGTTGAATATCCACTCCATACCAACATCTGCGCCCTTGCCGTGCTCACACTCAATCACGGCGGCTTGAGCTGTCACCAATAGCTGACCGAAATACAGATCGAGTTCTTTAATTCGTTTTTGTAGGAAGTCGATTTCGGCATCTCGATGTGCCAGTTCTGCGGCGATATCCGACTTTGAGGTTAGCCCCTCGGTTGTCATGGCGGTTACATGTTTTGAGTAGTAACCACCGATTGAGTCAAGGTACTCCACATCACGGGGTGCGTATTGTTTATCCATTTAACTGCTCCACAGCTTTGACTAAATCTTCAATACCAAACCAAGCCAGCAGAACGCCAATCACCACCAACACGATTGCCGCAGCCAACCAGATATTGCCATTCTCAAGCTCACTTTTGCAGCAGTAGCATTCTCTGTGTTCTAGGTTCAATATGTGGCCGCAAGATTTGCATGAACCTTTCATAGCTCACCTCAATCAATAAAAAACAATGGAGCCGTTGAAAATAGCGCGGCAAGAAAGAAAGTTACGGCAGCCACGAGTCCAGCATTAAAAGTGAAAGGTTCAACGCCATCAACCCAAGCCACAAATCCACCCATCACGCTCACAGCGATAAACACGAGCATTGAAAGAGCAATCTTAGTTGTAACCGGCGTAGGGGGGGAAACCGGATCACGTTTGGCCTTGTGATAAACCAGTTCGCCGGATGGTGTCATTACCATCTCTTTTATCTCTACGAAATCCTTGTCATGCATTCCGTATTGGAATCCGTGAATTAGCCACTTATCTGACTCTGATGAATACTTTGCAATCCAAAAGTCATACTCTTCATCAAATCGAACCAGATACCACCCACTCTCGCGCTTAGTCATTGCATTCACCTTCCCGCTTCAAAAGTCTATCAATTCTGCTTCCCAGCGGATCGTATACTGTCTTGTTGTAAACTAACTCGCCGGATTGTGTCATAACCATTTGCGGGTCAACCTGCCATTCATCCGGTAACGCATCCCAGTTGCCGTTAATCTCCCACACCTGACAACGGGAGTCGTAATAAAGAATTGCGGGGCGGTGATATGCACCAACGAAAACCCTATACCACCCGCTCTTGCGCTTAGTCACATCTTTTGGCATCGCTCAAACTCCGTGCATTTGACTATTTTGTCCCATCCGTAATCGGTAATAACTTTCATACGTTCAAAGTCGAGGTGTGAGCAGTCCCTATTTTTCTGCTTGCACACCGCACACATGCTGCCTTTGGGGATGTAATGTACTGTCTGCGTCATGATTCAGTGTTACCTCCCAGCGCATTATTTAGGTCATTAATTAGTGCCGATAATTCGCCGGTCATTAGCGTAAAATCTGCATCAAAGCGCGCAGCTTGATCATGAGGGTCAATATCATCGTTTTGGTCGCGTAGTTGATCTGCGAACTTAATACGCTTGATAGAGAAATTATTGCAAAGCATAAAGTTGATTCGGCCTTGCCAATCCAGTGCTAGTTGAGTAACCAGCTTTTTCGCCTCAATGTGAGCGGCAATTTCATCACACACCAGATTTTGCTGTTTGCAGCGGATCACGCCGCCGTCTTCCAGCGCTGATTTAAGTTCAGCACCTTCAAGTAAACTGAATCCGGCGGGAAGGTCACTGCTACGAACCCATTCAGTCAGTGTTAATTCAATGGGTTTTTGTACGTTGAGTGGCGAAACAGGCAGATTACCGATAGTTTTGCGTAGTAGAGCAAGCATATCTTCTGCTTGTTTATTGCTGGTGACATCAATGATGATTTGCTGAGATTTGGTATCAATCCAAATGAGAGTATCAGCATGCTTACTAAAAGCTCGTGGCAACAGAGTTTGCCACATTTCATCTCGGATATCTCTTCTCTCAAATTCTTTTAGCTTACGCTGCTGTTCGGCTTCCAGCTTGGCGACTTTGGCCTTGACCTCATAGTTAATGACCTCTGTTGGGAGGATTTTTGTTTCTCGGTGGGCGCGCAATAGAATGTGATGCCCGGACATGTGAATCAAGGATTCCCCATCGGCAATGACAGGAGCCCAACCCAGCCGCGCTCGTTCTTGGCTGCCGCATGGGGAGAACACAAAGTCGGCTAACTGTTGCTCCAAGCGTTCTGCATCGAAGTTTATGGTGCGAGTGACATTGTAGATAATAAGGTTTTTGAACCACATCATATTAATTGACCTTTTTATGGGTGAGTTAATCCGCAGCGCGTGAGCACTTTTTTATTTCGTGTGGGAGTTCATCTACTAATAGGGAAGATAATTTAAACAGCGTAACACTACAGTTTTCTTCTAATTAAATTGTTCTAAATCCATTACACCGGCGAAGGAAGTCAACTAGGTAAACAACGACGCATGCCGCAACGTATCTTTCGACCTCTGGTGGGAATATGTGCGATTCAATTAAATCAGCCATCTTTTTTGCTTTGGTCGGTGTAACATTGAGTGGATCGTTTGTACGCTGGGTATTGATTAGCTTATCCATTCCCTTGATGGATAGAATTTCAAACCATGTACCATTTGCCAAATCTACGCCAGCAATCCTTTCTTTGGGGCGGCGCTTATCAATGAGCTGTACGGTCATATTTATGCTCGCTTATTTGTCTTTTGCTGTGTGCCTGTCTTTTATCCACATCAGGCTCGGTGGTTCCAGCTATTCCCCAATAGCTAGGAATTGAGTAGTTACATGCGATGAAATTAAAACCACGGTAAACCGTGGCGGGAGGTGTGCTGTAGGTATTGTATTTTTTAGGGGCTTGAAAGGGGGAGTGAGTAAATGCTGTGACTTATTTTTTATTGGTTATTTTATTCTGCAATTAAAGTAGTTATGTGCAGAGTCCGCAATGTCACAACCGATATAATTTCTTGACAAGTTGCTCGCGGCAATGAATGTGGCGCCAGAGCCAAAAAAAGAATCAGCTATAATATCCCCTTCATTGGAGCTTTGTTTGATTAGTATCTCTAATAGCTCAACGGGCTTTTCTGTTGGATAGCCTTTCCAAACTCTCTTGTACTCTAGTACATCTGCAACCCCTAAATCATTTAGCTTTCGCTTACCCTTTTCAAAGAAAAGTATAAACTCATATCTTGCCCTGTAATGATACCCCATACCTATAGCCTGCTTATCCCATACTATTGGTTTCCAGAACTTAAAGCCAACAGACTCGGCTATAGGTTTAACGATAAACATCGTCTCTTGATCGCAGAATAAATAAAAATGTGAGTTCTTTTTCATGACTCGGTATATCTCTTTAAACAGGTCATGAAATCTGTTATTGGGAAATATATCGAACCATTGGTTGCTTGATGATTTACTCTGTTTTAGTCTTGTTGTGGTACCTATTTTTCTATGCTTTTCAAGAGACTCATATGGCGGGTCGGTAATAAATAAATCGATGCTGTTATCTTCAAGGGTTTTTAACCAGTCCATAGCATCCATTTTCGCTATAAATGCCATATCTCGTTACCTTATTTCGTTATGAATGAAACACAATAAAGCGCCCTGAACGTCGGGTTACACATCATTGACAGTTAAAAGGAATAGTCCGATATCAAGGCGCTTTGTTGTGTACCCCACTCAAGGAGAGTGGGGCGGGGGTTATGCGGCATTTTCTACAACTGAATATTCAGCACCAATTATTGAGGCGTTATCCTGCTCGATATCGGCTTCCGCTTTCTCGTCAAGAATGACGGCTCTTTGCATTTCGATACTTACCGGAAGATATTTAAACAGGCGGCGAATGACGGTTTTCTTTGCCATCTCCTCCCAGTGTTTTATCCAAGGCCCGTCATTTCCGGCCTTGCTTTGTCCGCGAATCTTTTCGATCTCGTTGAATGACATCACCTCAAATTGGGTGCCGCCGTCTTTCAGCTTGGCGACCGCATATACGTGGGTGATGGGGGCTGACTCGTTATCGCCGGGAACGTGCTTTAGCGTTTCATTTAGGCCGTATTCGTAGTGGAATTGGTCGCCTTCTCGAACGATACGCGAAGAAATGCTAACAATTTGTCCCGAGCGGCGAGCTAAGTCGATCATGCCGCGATACCCGATAATGAGTTGGACGTTTGGTTTTCCGGATTCTGCCTTGCCGTTGCCAAACGGGAGTAGGTAGGCGTGTCCAAGCCCTCCGCCGGGCTCAAGACCGAGCTGGGAACACTGAACAACAGCTCCAATAAAGCTCTGCACATCGCATGTGGCCAGCTTTGGCGTTTTACGAATTTCTGTAGTGATGATTCTGATCATGCGTTCCGGCGCCATGTGACGTGGAAGTGCCGCAGCAATCTGACTTTTCATGCTTGGCTGGTTGATGAAGTTGATCAGATTCTGTTCTGGCTTGGCCGCTGGCGGCTGCGACTGTGCTTTCTGTAAATCGGCTGTTGCGATTGGTGGCCGCTGATTACTCATACCTTAACTCCTTTGCCCAGCGCGGTAGTGATAGGGTTCGAATGCCAGGCCACTCATTTGAGCGCAGGCATTCATGGTAAGTGCGTAAGTTTCGTTGATATTCGGTTCGTCCAGCTTCTTTGGCCTGTTGGTCAAGGATAAAGACGTTGACGGGGTATCTGCCGCAGTTGCTTGATGTACTGACAACGAGAAATGCAAAAACAGGCTGTTCGCAAACCTGACTTTTGTATCCATCGGTGTAGAAAGAATCCTGAACGTGATAGCGATAGTCGTAAAAAGAGTGACTGAACTTATCCATGTCGGATGTGGTTTTTAGGTCAATCAACCAGTGGTAATCCGTAATGATTTTGTCGGGGCGGCATCGACACAGGACGTCTGTTTCATTGTCTCTCCAGTAGATGGAAGATTCACACTGACCGCTTGACTCAAGCATCCACCGAGCGAGAGGGTGAGCCATAACGCTGTCATACATCAGTCGTAGCTTTGAGGCGTCTTCGCTAGACAAGACCTGCTTTCCACTCGAGGCACACTCAGAGATAAATGCAGCCTCTGCAGCCTTTCCTTTGGTTGTGCGTCGGTCAAAAGATGGCGCGATCGCATAGCGTTTATTGAATTCGTTAGGCTCTAAGCATCGGCAATGAAAAGCGGTACCAAAATCGAGCGCAGCTGTTTTAAGTTCATCAACAGGCGCATTTTGTTGCCAAGGTAGGAGGGCTGGGCATTCAGCTATTAGGTCGAGCTGTGATTTGCTGATCCCTTCACCATGGTGATAATCATGATTGGATATATCGGTATAAATTCCCGGCAGCATAACTCCATCTCCAGTTCTTTATCCCCGAAAGGCTGGCATCTTTGAATACTGAGGCATTGCACGTTCGGCGTGCATTTCAAACCACTGCCTGACTTGACTTTGTACTGCTTGAATGGATGTTGATGGGGCATAAAGAAGGGCGATAAATTGCCTGTCAAATGTATCGGGTTCAATTTGACAGAGCGACTCAATGGTGAGTTTCGCCTCTTCATTGCACTCCCCCGAGGTGGCTTTAGCAACAAATTCTTCACGCATATTTGTCAGCACCTCCATCTCATCTTGGCTAATGAGATCAGCCATGCCCGAATGGTGGGCATAACTGTCGATTTGATTCGAGACGTGACAATACATATTCAATTCACCGTCAGCGCGAAAATTAAGGCGATAAAGGTTAGAGTGGTCAGCAGTTTTAAGCTCCAATGTCCGCGCTTTGTTTTGAAATCTGAACCACTGAGAGTGTGTTTGAACATGATGCGGTTAATTGAGTCTGCGTGCATGGCATCCCCCTTTATTTTGTGCTGGGCTGATTAATAGTGCGGATGGTGTTTTTAATGGCTTGTTTAATTCGCTCTACGATTGCAGATAATTGAGATTCAGGAGCGAAACCCATGAAGGTTCCGCCCGCGATGGCATAATTCATCATGGGTCTTCTCCATTTGTATTTACGCTTTTTGTGACGTTGAATTGAGGGTTACATCCTCGCGGTAACAGTTGATTGCCTGTCTTTTTACCGCTTCAGGCTCGGCGGTTCCTACTATTCCCCAACAGCAAGAAATTGAATAGAGTAATAGCACCCCAACAACAAGATGAGTGCGAATAGTGATTGCTGAACTATCTGCGGTTATGACCGCTATAAAGGAGACCGTCAGTCTTGCTAAAGTAATTAGTGATGCAAAAACTGATTCAGAGGTTAGGACTGCAATAGCAGAGCTTCAGAGCCGGTTACTTACGCTTCAAGCGGAATGCCTTTCTTTGGGTGATACGATACGCTCTCGTGATGAAGAAATAATGCATCTCAAAGCAACAATAGCCAGCTACGAAGACTTTAAGCATCAAACTGATGGTTATTTTTTGAATCAGCTTGATTCGGGTTCTTTTGTATATTCTAAAGAGAAAATCGTGGGTGGTACGAAAACAGTTGTGCATCTTTGTGCAAGCTGCTTTTCCAAGCATGTAGTATCTATACTCCAACCAATCCCAAGCCAAAATAATCATATGTTTCATCGGAGTCGTTGCCTCAATTGTGCAAGCACCTTCTTTATGAATTACAACGATAAATATGAGCCTTCGCCTGATTTGGCGGAGATAGGGCACCAGCTGTGTGGTAGTGACTAACCAATCAGAAACATCAACCGATTTAGGTTCACACCCTTGCGGTAAGACTTGATGGTTTGCTGCGATAGCCTGCCTGATACATGGCTACTGTGGTCAGGCAGGTAGAGCCTTGTTCTTTCCGTTCGCGTAGAGATGTTAGGGTGATTGCTTTTCCCACGCGATCAGCACATTCATTTGCTTTGCGGGCTCTCACTACGTCTTTGCGTTTCTCAATGTTTTCCAGCATACACGCAGTGCGGTAGCGCTGGGCACGGCGTTGTCTTACGTTCATCAGTATTTCCTCAGTAAGTGCTTTGGTGGTGTGGTGGCCGGAGCTGATCTCGGCATATTGGGTTTGCTTTAAGAGGTTCCACCCAAACGTCACCAAGTTAAAGCAATGTGCGCATCAGCCTGCGCATTCACCACACCCCGAAGCACTTTCTTCGTTCTTCGGGCACCTGTATCGGCGCAAGTAAATTGTTAAAGAGCAGGAGACTATGTTCCGCCTCGATGGGGGTAAATATACCCATGGGTAATCTATTTGGCAATACCCGCAGGTAAACTTTTTTGGCGTAGATTTAGATTTGGTTGATATCAAAGGATTTTTATTTTTAGGAGAAATGCTACTGCGGTTAGGTAGTGGGATTTTGGTCACAAAAAACCGGCGCGTGGCCGGTTGGGGAAAAGGGATTGGCGGGCAAAGAAAACCCGGCGCGGTGGCTGGGTATTGTTAGTGTTTTTTATTAGGAAGTTCTGGCCTCTGGAGACTTTCTAGTACCTCAATAGCTTTTGTGTTTTCGATTACTTTTTGTTGAACTTTATCAGCTAAATATTCTTTAAATCCTTTAGGTACATACTCTTCACGAAGCCACCTACGGAACTCACCAAGGGCGTCTTCAGGGTAAATATTTGCTGGTACTGGTCCTGCTTTATTCTGTGGAAACCAATCAGGGTAAACATGAGGATGTTTTTGAACTTCTCCAAATTTTTCCTGTAGATTATTCTTTTTCCAGTAATTAGCCCATCTTACACCAACACTTATGTCCGGCACGGTTTTTGGGCCAAGCTCAAATCCAGCCGTAATCAACGGAACTGTTATGTCGACCATTTCCCTAAATACACTAAAAAAACCTGCTGGTATTTTATCATTTAAAATTATTCTTTCTTGGAAGCATTTCCATGCGCCACTTACTGGATTTCGTGGATCAATACCAACACTTCGGTAGATGTAATCTCTGAGTGTTTGCCTTGCAAGAAGTCTAAAGTTGTTCCTGGCAATAGTGCTGTTAGCTTGAGTGGCATCGAATGCATAATATTCCAAAATGGACATGCAGACAGCGTCTGGATAAGCATGCGTATCGCCGAATGCTCCGCCACCGACTACGGAATATAATTCATTTCCATTAAATCCATTTTCCTTTAATAGATCATTTATCCTTTTCCCACGAGGCTTATGCTTCTCAACTTCCCAGTTGGTTGTTAGGGGGAGTAAGGTTGTATGGTCAACACCGCATAGTCTGGCTAATCCGCGGAGGCTTAAAAAAGGCGTACCATCATTAAGAACGCCCATCTGTACACCGTTAACCTCAACCTCTTTAACAGGGAATAACACCATTTCGCTTTGGTGGGGAACTAGTCCTTTACCATTACTATTCATTTGATTTCCTTGATGTTTTATAAAAGGTCGACCGGTGGTCAGTTGGCTGTATACTTAAACTTCTCACCCAAACATCTCTTCAGGCCACTGCGACATGATCACCTTGCCGACGAACGCGCATCCATCGCCGCATGCCAGAAGCGGGAACTGCGGGTTTAGTGGCTGTAAGTAGTTGACTCCGCCATCGCGGATCAGCTTCTTAAAGGTAAATTCGTTGCCGTTTACGCGAGCGATACAGAAGTCGTTCACCTCAACATCTTGGTCAGGATCAACCAAAATCAGCATCCCTTCTGGGAAGCTGGGGCGGTTTCCTGCCGGAGCCGTCATGGATGCGCCCTCGACCTCAAGCCAGAACGAGCGGCGACCAGCTTTCTTTGATGTCTCGATCCACGTTTTGGCATCCTTCTCGGTGTACGACTCCAATGTCGTGGTAAACGCACCGGCCTGAACGGTGGTGAATAGGGGATACTTATTCACGGCAACAGAACGCTTTTCATCGGTAGAGCATCCTGAAATTCCATCCATCCATCCACGAGGAAGCCCGAAAGCTGACTCGATAACCTCAACCATGTCATCAGCTATGCGCTTTTTCTGCTTTTTCCCCTCGGGGTAAAGCATTCTTGAAACGTACGACGGCTCCCTGCTGATTCTTCTAGCCAAATCAACAGCCTTTCCAGCACACATTTCATCCCTCAGCTTGATCAGCTGAAGTCTTCTTATCTCATATTTATCCATGCTTAAAGTCTACCCTCAAATACCGCAAGGTAAATAACCCGTAGGTATTGACGAGTTATTTACCCATGGGTAAACTACAATCATCAAAACGGGAGATAGACATGAACGAACTTCGAATTTATTTGAACACGCTATCTCAGGTTGAAAAGGCAAATTTCGCCAGTCGTTGCGGGACATCAATTGGATACCTCCGCAAGGCAATCAGCGCAAACCAGTCTCTGGGAGCAGAGCTGTCAGTGCTTATTGAAAAAGAGAGCGGTGGGGCTGTAACCCGCCAGCATCTTCATCCTGAGAAATGGGCCAGCATTTGGCCTGAACTAAACGCCGCCTAAGCAACACCGCTCTTTAACAACTTGGCCGCGCCGATACAGGTGCATTAACTATGCCATCAAGTCTGCTTGGTGGCTCGGTTACTCACATTTCAAAAAGGAGTTTTTCATATGACAGATGCAATTTACAGCAAACCGACTCAACGCCAGATCGACCGTGCTGAGACGGACATCTTGATCACTTTGTCACAGCTGACACAGCGCAAGTTCGCGGAGTTGTCTGGGTGGCATGAATCCAAGGTAAGCCGAATGAATTGGCGTGATGTAGCAACGGCCTTTTGCATTCTAAAAATGGCTGCAGAGGTGAGTCCGTTGGGGCAGGTGGTACGTGAGGTTGTTCGTGCAGTTGGGCAAAAAAAATCCTCGGCAGCCACTACCAAGGATTATAAACAACTAACAATTAGTTTTTAAGCCAATTCTACAGTTCACAGAGAAGTGTATATCGAACAGTTACTTCGACACTCATTCTGACAAAAAAGATTGTTTTTTTCAATGGGGTTTTGTGATGAGTATGACTTTAATGGTTAAGGCCATGAATGTAAAGGTCGGTAACCCGTTAAGCAAACTGGTTCTCATTAAGCTGGCAGACAACGCCAGCGATAAGGGGGAGTGCTGGCCTTCGTATCAGCACATAGCCGATCAGTGCGAGATAAGCAAACGCTCAGTCATGAGGCATATTTCAAGCCTGTGTGACGCCGGACTTATCAGAAAGGAATACCGCCTCAGCGAGAAAGGAAACTGCACAAATCTCTACCTCCTAACTCTTGATGAAGATCAAAAACAAGGGGGGATTGGTAGTGTCAGAGAGTCACTAGGTGGTGTCAGAGAGTCACTACCCCCTAGTGACAGAGAGTCACCCAGAACCAGTCACTCTTTTGAACCAGTCATAGAACCTAGATCTTTTACGTCCGAGAATGAATCCTCGGACACCCACGGCGAACTCGCCCCTTTGCCCGATGACGGAAAAGCAATTCAGAGCGGTAGCAAGTGGGGTACCGCTGATGACCTTGCTGCTGCCGAGTGGATGTTTGGGCAGGTGTTAGCGATTGCCCCCAAGGCTAAAAAACCTAACTACGCCGCATGGGCCAATGAGATACGTCTGATGCGCGAGCGTGACGGGAAGCAACATCGTGAAATGTGCGAGCTGTTCAGATGGGCGTGTCAGGATTCATTTTGGTCTGGGAATATTCTGTGCCCAGTCAGTTTGCGCCGAAAGTGGGATCAGCTAGAAATCAAGCGCAACAAGCAATTGGCTGGTACAGCAAATTCAGCATCCTTGAACTTCGATAACACTGATTGGGCTAAAGGACTTTTGGTATGAGACAGTCAGCAGCTGCGGTAACCACTACGTACAATAACCACTCGGCGACAGTGGTGCAGATGGCCGATGCAAGACGACCGCGAAAACAACTCAACGACGGTGCTGTAGCGGTATTCAATGAGATATTTAAGCAATTCCGCGTTATTTTCCCTGCACTCACGGTAAGCGTTAAAAGCCAGTCTGACTTGGACACACTAAGGGCACAGTGGGTGATGGCATTCTTGGAGAACGGGATCACTAGCCTTGAGCAGGTTGAGGCCGGTATGTCCGCCGCTAGACGCCAAAACTCCCCCTATCTACCATCACCAGGACAATTCATATCGTGGTGCCGTTTGGGCGAGTTTCAGTCGGCGGGGCTCCCTGATTCTAATGAACTCTACAACATGCTAATGAAGTACTGCGCAGAGCGGAGCTTGTATGATTCTCCCGAGGAGTACCCGTGGCCCAGCAATGCGGCATACTGGATGATCACCAAGCTATATGACGTAATGAGATCTCAGGGATTGTCCGAATCTGAAACGCGCAAGCGATGCTCTACTGAATTGAGTGATATGGCATCACGTATTCGGGCAGGGGAAGAAATCCCTAAGCCGATCAAGCAAGTCGCTAAATTGTATATTCCAGTCACCAAAGAGGCTGGGATGGCAAAGATAGCTGAAATCAAACGGAGATTTTTTAGAAGCCGGGTGTAAAAGCGCATGGAGGACAGGCATGAAAAATAAATTCACTCACGTTGGTGATCTGTTGTGGCTGGATGCTTCTGGTGAGCAATGTGTTTCCCAGCGCAAGTTGAGAAAGGGCTTTTTCGTATGGGTTGATGAGCATGGCCTGATGTTTAGTCGGTTATCAGGTCGAAGTGTTCAGTCTGCCGGTCTGTATTTGGACATATCGTCTATCAGACCTATTGGTTAGTTACTTCGGAGTTGCTTTCAAACTAATGGAGTGGATGTGAATGGCATAACAAAAGACGGCATCAAACTCACCAAGTTAAATTTCCACTCGGTTGGCAAAGTAATTCAACAACTGCTAAATGACGGTGAATATCGCCTGATATTAAAACCGTGGAGAAATAAACGCACCCTTCCACAAAACTCACTTTTCACATGTGGTGTGGCGAGATAAGCGAATACCTCCTGCGCTGGGGGTGGAGCTTCGCTACACCTGAATGGGTGAAGTGCGCAATGAAGCATACATTCCTTGGATACGAAGAGAAGGTGCGAATTAATCTTATTACCGGTGAGAAAGTTGTTGTCAGAGAGTTAATTAAAACATCAAACCTAGATACTGGCGCGATGCATTATTTTATGGGCGAAGTTGAAAAGTGGGCTTTCGAGAAAGGGTGCCTGCTGACGATACCGAGTAATTCTGAATATATGCGACTTAAGGAGAAGCAAAATGAATAATAAATACTCATTACCAGATGAACAGTTATTCACGCTTGAAGCTCTGAACCGAATTGGTGGTTTCGTGTGGCCAGAGAAAGCGTCCCATGCAGTGATGTCAGAGGTGGAACATCAATCTATCGATCAGTTAATCACCGTATGGCAGAAAGCCAAAGCTAATGCCGATACGTCGCGCGCTATTTTGCAGCTTGCCGAGAAAGAAGAACTTGAGGCTCGTGAGGCTGTCTATGGTGCGCTGCGTTCTGCTGGTTGGGGAGAAATATGATTGCATGGTTCACTCATAACCCGATGAGTAGTGAAGAGGCTGTACAGTTACTCGCTGAATACCAGCGGCGGGGATTGAAAGCGATGAAAAGTTTAAGCGACGACAAAACTCTTTGGGTTGTGTCGGTTGCCGCCCCAAAACGCCAGAAGTTACAGCCAACTCCACAATCAATGATTAATCGACTCTGGAGGTGATATGGCATTAAAGCGGGATAAATGGGACGCGATATTTTCAGAATTAGTAAGAGAGCGAACAAATTGGCAATGCGAATACTGCGGTAGACACTTCAACCACGACCATCAAAAACTTCACTGCTCACACTTCAAATCTCGTCGACACAAAGCCACTCGGTACCATCCTTACAACGCCTTCGCACACTGCATAGGCTGCCATCGAAAACTTGGTGAAGATCCTTTTGAGTTCACGATGCACGCCAATATCACTTACGGCGAAATGACCATTGATCGCATAGCCCATTTATCTGCAATTCCCATCCGACTGAAACCATGGCAGATGGATGAGCTTTATCAGCATATGCGTCGTGAGCTTGTGCGCATGCGTGACCTACGGGCATCAGGTGAGGTAGGCCGCATCGAGTTTACTTTGCCGGATTGGTATCAGGATGGCATCACGTTGCGAATGGGGGAATGAGCGGATGAACGTTGTCGATATGAAACTCAGCCCTGAGCAATATCGATGGGTTGATGACTGGCTGCAGTTGTGGGGCGCTTGGGTGTACTCCGGGCGACTTGAAAAACGGATGTCCAGTATGATCGCAAGATTCATGGAAGCCGCAGATCCTACTCGAGTAACGCCATCGCGCCCAATGTGTAACGATGAGGACGGTATGTTGATTTCCCAGATCGTAGACCGTGTACTCGTTATCGACAAAAAGGCGCTTGGCATTGTGTTGAGCTATTACGCTTTTGGCTCTTCCAAACGTGCCATTGCATGCTATCAGTGCAGCACTGCAAAACCACGCAAGGTAATGCTGGGGCGAGGATATGAGGGGTGGCGAAGGCCATCATTATCAACATGTCGCCGTGAGGTCGATCAGGTGCTTGATGCTTCACTCTGGCTGATTTACAGAGAGCTGCATCCTGCGCTGATTGGTCGTAAACGTGTTGTTAATATCGCTAAACGGGTGGCTATTTGTGCTTAACGCGAATTTTTATTTGACAATTGTGAGCCATTGAGCCACCATTGCAGGGTACGCTGCCTTAAGTACGTCGTAAGACACTTAGGTGGCTTTTTTTATGCCTTTTTTCTGAATGACTTGCTGTGTAATCGGAACAGAGTTACACGATATGACAAGTTAAATCCCGCAGATGGTCTCTCTGCGGGATTATAAACTCCAAGAAAACTTAGTTTATTTTACGAGATTGGTACATAGATAAAATTTTATGTAAGCAAATTACTAACGCAGTAACGATATATATGTACCCTTCTGTTTTACCTGACTTTACAGCCATCACATAGTGAACGGATGAAAGTACAGCAATAAGATAGATAAGCTTGTGAAGATATACCCAGTGTTTTCCTAGCATCATTTTCAGTCGTATAGAAGATGTCAATGCCATAAGAAGTAAAATTATCCAGCATACGCCACCAATTATTAAATATATCCTTGATGTGATTTCATTAAAGAAAAAATAAATGTCCAACCCTAGATCTAAAATTAAATATACTAACAGATGTGCCGTTGCCCAAGTAAAAGCATATAACCCGATGGCTTTTAGTTGAGACAAAAAAATACGTAGGTTAGTTATTTTTGATAGAATGGGGATGATAACCACTAGAAAAATATAATTAATGGCAACTTTTCCAGTGAAGTGCTCAAGCCCCTTAATTGGATCTGATGAAAAACCGCCTGTCTCTAATGAATAAAATAGATATAGAAATACAGCGGCTGATATTGCATGAGTGATAATGGATAGATGTTTATTCTGTAGTTCCATTAGAAATTTTCTCTTAGGTCCATTCCTTTATACAAATGAGCAACGTGATCTGCATATCCATTAAACATTAGTGTTTTTTGTCTTTGACTACTGAATAGACCTCCTTTCCCTATAAAGCGTTCACTAGCTTGACTCCAGCGAGGATGGTCTACATTAGGGTTTACATTGGCATAAAAACCATATTCATTTGGAGCCAGTAGGTTCCATGTAGTGGGGGGTTGTTGATCTGTTAGTGTGATTTTAACAACCGATTTTATACTCTTAAACCCATACTTCCATGGAACGACAAGACGGATTGGAGCTCCATTTTGAGGTGATAGGGTTTTGCCATATAAACCGACAGACATGATAGTCAGTGGATGCATTGCTTCATCAAGGCGAAGTCCTTCTGTATAAGGATAGTTTATACCACCTCCAATATATGGGTTGCGTTGCCCTGGCATTTGTTCTGGTGAGTATAATGTTTGAAATGTGACATACTTTGCTGTTGATTTTGGCTGTGCAAGCTTAAGTAGTTCTGATAGCTGAAAACCTAGCCAAGGAATATTCATTGACCATGCCTCAACACATCGGAGTCTATAAATTCTTTCTTCTATTTCGAATTTGCTCAAAATATCTTCATGATAGAGTTTTATTGGATTATCTACTAAGCCATCAACCTGTAACTCCCAAGGAGATGTTTTAAAATTTACTGCTAGTTCTGCTGGGTCTGATTTCGATGTACCAAACTCATAAAAATTATTGTAAGTGAGAATTTTATCTTCTGGGGTAAGTGAATCCTTCAATGATGAATTGTTATCACTGATATGGTTAAGTGGTAGCCTGTTATCTTTGTTTGTTTTTTCTTGCTTAGATATAAGGTTCAATACATTTGCGTTTACATTTGTTGAAATGGGTGCGGCAAGTGCTGTAATGCCAAGTTTTATAAGTATTTCTCTACGTTTTTTAAAAATGCGCTCAGGCGTCACATCATTTTCGGTTATTCCAAAGAATTTATTTTTCTTCATTTTGTTACTCCAAAACAATGGATGAAAGCGAGTGACATAAAGTGAGTGGTGCACAATCTAATTTATATTCGAGAGTGCCTGAAGATAGCTGTAATAAACAAGTGATGATGTTGATTCATCTCTTTATGTCAAGTGTAACAAATTGTTTTCTTTCAGTTTAATTGTTGTGCTCGGTTTTTTTTAATAGTTATTTCCTATCTTTACAATTGGTAATGCCTATTGATTGAGCTATAGAGGTAGAACAAATAGTTACGAAACTGTTTGATGGAATGATGTGAGAGGCTATATATGCCGGAAAAAGACCCAAGTATTTGGGCAATGCTATGTGCATGGGCGTACCAGAATGCGCCGACAATCTATTCTTTCTGTCTTGCTTTCACCATTGCCGCTTTCCGAGTTCTCTACGGCGGCGGAACTAAACGAACGATGATTTTAGAAGGGGCGCTATGTGGCGCCCTTTCTCTTTCCTTTGTCTCAGGAATGAAGTGGTTCGGCATACCGGTCGATGCGGCAGCGTTTATTGGCGGCATGGTGGGCTTTATCGGCGTGAAGCAGCTGCAGATTGTTGCTTTGCGGATTCTCAATAAGCACGTACCTAAGGAGGAGTGATGTCGTTTTACTTAGGCAAGCACAGCCTTGAAAACTTGCGAGGCGTGCATCCTGATTTGGTCAAAGTGGTAAATCGAGCGATAGAGCTGACCAAAGTGGACTTTAAAGTCATTGAAGGTAAGCGTACCGAAGCGCGTCAGCGTCAGTTGGTGCTCAATGGCAAGAGTAAGACCATGAACAGTCGTCACCTGACTGGCCACGCCGTTGATTGTGCCCCGCTGGTGAATGGGAAGATCCCGTGGAATGACCGCACTGCGTTTGAGGCTGTATCGAAGGCAATGTTTGCTGCGGCTAACGAGTTAGGCATCCCATTACGCTGGGGTGGGGACTGGAATCAGAACGGTCGCAGTAACGATGAGCGCTTCTATGATGGCCCACACTTTGAACTGCCTCGACAGAAGTACCCAGACTAGCTCTGGTTATCCAGCCGGCCTCAAATGAGGTCGAAAAAAGAGAAATTGAAGCCTCGCTAACGCGGGGCTTTTTTACAACAAGTGCGTACCGCAACGCATGTTTTACACCGAACCGAACCCTTTGGAATGAGCCTTTGAGGATACCAGTTAGTGCTGGCGAGCCTCGGTGGGCTGGTTTCCTGTGCGGCAAAGGTTCATTTCAAAGCAAGGTAAACGCTATGCAATTAGTTGAAATCAAGAAACTCGACTTGGTAACCAACACTGTAGCTATTGCCGAAGGTGTTGGGCGAGATCATGACACCATCATTAAATTGGTTGATCGAAACAAAAGTGACCTCGAGGAGTTCGGAAGGGTCGGATTTGAAATCCGCACCTTTGATACGAATGGTGGCAGACAGAAACAAAGGGTTGCGTTGCTAAATGAACAGCAGACAACTTTGTTGATCACTTACATGCGAAACAACGACGTGGTTCGGGCGTTTAAGAAACGTCTGGTAGCAGAGTTCTTCACTATGCGTAGCGCGCTGGCGAAGAAAAAAATGGATCGCAATTCTGCGCGCCTTGAATACAAACCCATGACCGATGCCATCAAGAATGAGCGAGAGGCCAAGGGGAAACAGATCGCTCCGCATCACTTCAGTAACGAAGCCGATCTTATTAACCGTCTGGCACTAGGCATGACGGCAGCTAAGTTCCGTGTATATCACGAAATCGGGAAGAAAGAGCCGATTCGCGACTACCTTACTCGGGAACAAATTCACTGCATTACTGAGCTACAGCGAGCTAATACTGTCTTCATAAGCATGGGCTGGGACTTTGAACGACGTAAAGCCGAGTTAAAAAGCCTATTCGATCGTAACCATCGTCATCTACTCATCGAAGAGCAGCACCGCCTGGCAGCATAACCACAACTATTTGGTTTTAGAGAGCTACTTTTACAACAGTTCTTCATTACAAAGCCTATCTACGGGTGGGCTTGATAATGAAACCGAAATTTATATCTACGCAATGCCCGGCACATGTAAATCGCAGAACCTTACAGAAATGAGCCTTGGAGAAGCATCGTTTCTCTGTGGGCGACGTTTCTGGGCAACGAGGCTCATTTCTATAAGGTGACTATCTTTCAAGAATTACCACAACCCGATTACTTCAAGCTGCATATTCTGGGTTTGGATATTTTTCAATAGGCTGTGCTAGGTACTCTGCTCCTTCTCACTCTGATCATGGTGTAGCAAACACCAATAAGTGGATGGACGAGCCACGAAACATTGTTCGGAATATAGGATGATAAAAACACCTTGGAAGCCACTGGCGATAGTCTCGCTGGTGGCTTTGTCGTTATGGGGGTTATCAGCTTGGCGTTATTCAGCCGGTAAGGAAGCTGGCGAGCTGGTGGCCAATCAACAATGGCAGGCGCGCTGGAGTGAGCGTGATGCTGCTGATGCAAGTGAGCTGGCTGCCCGTGAGAAGGCGATGCGTGAGCTTGAGAATAAACGGCAGAAAGATATAGAGCAGGTGGCTGCAGATGCTGAGAGACAATTGCAACTGGCGCGGGCTGATGCTGACCGTGCCGCTGATATTGCTGGTGGGTTGCGCACCCGTATCGCCCAACTCCGGCGCCAACTGGCAGACAGTGAAACCGGCCGCTTATCCGCCACTGCCCAAGCAAGCGCAGCAAGAGCCTCTGCCTCCGTTCTGCTTGCCGACGTGCTCAGCGAATCTCTCCGACGCAATGAAGAACTGGCAGCATATGCTGACCGAGCAAGGGCACAAGGGCTAGCGTGTCAGCAGGTGTACACAGCAATTACTGAACATGATTAATTATTATAAATCAATACGTTATTTGTCTGCGGGTCCTTTCAGAGGCCTGAAAACAGCACGGGTGCGTATACCCGCAAAAAGTCGCTATTTATGAGCTTTTTTAAGAGGTTGGTTGTTGTTTAATTGTTTCTCCTATCTTTATGAAAAATAAGGAAAATCAGAGATCAATACAACAACCTGAGCCCATTTTTTAGCAGTTTCAAAGAGAGAAATTCATTTAAAAACAATAGGTTATTGAGATTTGCTTGGTTGTTGTATTGCGGTTTGTTGGGCGTGAGGTTGGTGTAAGTGGCTGTTTTGCTTAATAAAAGTGATATGGCCGAATCAATAGGCATTTCTGTACAGGCGTTCGACAAGTGGGGTGTGGTTCCCACCGAGCGGCGAGGGCGAGAAGTCCTGTATGACGTTCGGTCGGTACTGGATGCGTGGCAGGCTCGGCAACAGAAAAAGCAACAGGCTGAACCGACGACGGACGACAATGCCGCCCAGAAATTACTGCTGGCTCGTATCGCATTAACTGAAGAACAAGCCAAAGGACAGCAGCTGAAAAATCAGGAGTCAGAAGGGCGTGTCGTCGATACCGACTTTTGTATTTTTGCTCTCAACCGCATCGCGATGGAGTTATCGAGTATTTTGGATTCGATCCCCTTGGCTGTTCAGCGGCAGTGCCCTGACATCTCACCACACCATGTGGACTTCCTAAAATTGCAGATTGCGAAAGGGGCAAACTGCTGTGCCAACGCCGGGGATAAGTTACCGGAGTGGCTGGATGAGTATCTCTCGATATCAGCTGAGTAATATGCAGGCCGCGGTGACCATTGGCCTGAAGCCGTTACAGCGCCCAATCCCCATGACGGCTGTCGAATGGGCGGATACACACTATTACTTGCCTAAAGAATCCTCGTATGGCGCGGGGAACTGGGAAACCTTACCGTTTCAAGTTGCCATCATGAATGCCATGGGCAACGACCGGATCCGCGAAGTCAATGTGGTCAAATCCGCGCGGGTCGGTTACTCCAAGATGCTGCTGGCGGTGTATGCCTACTTCATCGAGCACAAGCAGCGCAACACACTGATCTGGTTGCCGACCGACAGTGATGCCGAAAACTTCATGAAAACCCACGTCGAACCGACTATCCGTGATGTGCCGGTCTTACGGGCATTGGCACCGTGGTTTGGCCGCAAACACCGTAACAATACGCTGACCATGAAACGCTTTGCCAATGGCTGTGGCTTTTGGTGCCTCGGGGGCAAGGCGGCCAAAAACTACCGTGAAAAATCGGTGGATGTGGCCGGCTACGATGAATTGGCGGCGTTCGATGCGGATATCGAGAAGGAAGGTTCACCCACCTTTCTGGGCGATAAGCGGATTGAGGGCTCGGTGTGGCCCAAGTCGATTCGTGGATCTACGCCAAAATTACGCGGCACGTGCCAGATAGAGCGGGCGGCTAAAAATGCCGAGCTGATGATGCGCTTTCATGTCGCTTGCCCACATTGCGGACAGCCGCAGTATCTGAAATTTGGCGATCGGGACACGCCCTTTGGGTTGAAGTGGGACAAAGGGCAACCGGAGACGGTGTTCTATCTTTGTGAGCATGCCGGTTGTGTGATTAAGCAACACGAGTTGGATTTCTCACAGGCGCGCTATGTGTGCGAGCGCACGGGCACATGGACGCAAGATGGTCTGCAGTGGTTCTCCTCCAGCGGGCAGGCCATTACACCGCCGGAGAGTGTGACCTTCCATATTTGGACGGCCTATAGCCCCTTTACGACGTGGGTGCAAATAGTCAAAGACTGGCTGAAAACCAAAGGCGATATCGGTCAGCAAAAGACCTTCGTCAATACGACGCTGGGCGAAACATGGGAGCCGGCCGTCGGTGAACGCCCTGAAGCGGAAGTGATTGAAGAGGGCAAAGAGCACTTTTCGGCGCAGGTTCCGGATGAGGTGGCGTATCTCACCGCCGGTATCGACTCTCAGCTGGACCGTTACGAGATGCGCGTGTGGGGATGGGGCCCCGGCGAGGAGTCTTGGTTAATTGATCGGGTGATCATCATGGGACGACATGATGAGGAAGAGACGCTGGTACGTGTGGATACCGCTATCAATGCCGTGTATCGCCGAGCCAACGGAGTTGAGATGTCGATATCCCGTATTTGCTGGGACATCGGGGGCATTGACCCGCAAATTGTCTACGCGCGCTCGCGCCTGCATGGCTTATTTCGTGTGATCCCCGTGAAAGGGGCATCAGTCTATGGCAAGCCGGTGGCTGACATGCCGCGCAAACGCAATAAGCACGGGGTGTATCTTACCGAAGTGGGCTCAGATACGGCCAAAGAGCAAATCTATCACCGTCTGACGCTCAAGCGGGTCGCGCCCGATGAACCGATGCCCGGAGCGGTGCATTTTCCCAATAATCCAGATGTGTTTGACCTGACGGAGGCGCAGCAATTGACGGCAGAGGAGGTGACCGAGAAGTGGGAAAACGGCAAACGTCGTTACTTGTGGGATAACAAAGGCCGTCGTAATGAGGCATTGGACTGTTTTGTGTATGCCTTAGCCGCATTACGGATCAGCGTGTCCCGCTGGCAAGTGAATCTGGAGGCATTACAAGCCAGTTTTCAACAGGAGAATCGTGAGCAGTCACGACGACAGAGTGAAGCAACGTTAGCGCAAATGGCAAAAATCCTCGGAGGGTAAGGGTATGGCTACGCAGGCTGATTTACTGGCAGCCCGTAAAGCACTGCATGATTTGATGACCGGAAAGCGGGTGACCTCGGTGCAAAAAGAGGGGCGGCGGGTTGAGTTTACGGCCGCCAATGTCAGTGAGTTGAAACGTTATATCGCGGAGTTAGAGGCGCAGTCGGGCATGAGCCGTCGTCGTCGTCCGGCAGGGTTTTATGTATGAGTTCGCAACTTCTTGCCCCCGATGGGGTGACGCCACTACGCCAATTTGCGGGGTTTTCGGGTGGTGGCAGCGGCTTTGGTGGTCAGCTTAAAGAGTGGAGCCCCGCACAAGAAAGTGCTGATGCCGCTTTATTACCGGTATTAGCGCGCGGGAATGCGCGAGCGGATGATTTGGTGCGTAACAATGGCTTTGCCGCCAATGTTATCCAGCTACATCAGGATCATATTGTGGGGTCGTTCTTTCGACTCAGTTATCGGCCTAACTGGCGTTATTTAGGCATTGGTGAAGCCGAAGCGCGTGCGTTCGCGCGAGACGTGGAGGATGCGTGGGCAGAGTATGCAGAGGATAACCACTGCTACATTGATGCCGAGCGCAAGCGAACCTTCACCATGATGATCCGTGAAGGGGTGGCAGTCCATGCCTTCAATGGCGAGATTTTTGTTCAGCCGTGCTGGGACAGTGATACGCACACTCTATTTCGCACGCGCTTCAAAATGGTCAGTCCTAAGCGGATTTGTAATCCGTTTGGTCGCTGTGATGAGACAGGGCTACGTGCCGGTGTCGAGATAAACAGTGCCGGTGCGGCGTTGGCTTACCATGTGGCTGATGATGCGTATCCGGGCTGGACAGCCAGAAAATGGACGCGGATCCCCCGAGAAATGCCCAATGGGCGTCCGGCCATGATCCATGTTTTTGAGCCGCAAGAGGATGGGCAAACCCGCGGTGCTAACCGGTTTTATAGCGTCATGGAGCAAATGAAAATGCTCGATACGCTTCAGCAAACCCAGTTACAGAGCGCCATCGTCAAAGCCATGTATGCCGCCACGATTGAAAGTGAGTTGGATACGGAAGCGGCGATGGAGTTCATTTTAGGCGCGGGAGAGAGCAGTAAAGCCGGTGGTGTCACGCCCCCATTAGAAGGGATGTTGGCACAGATGGCCGCTTACTACCTCAATGCCCAAGTCAAATTGGGTGGTGCCAAGGTGCCACACCTTTTCCCTGGTGACTCCCTCAACTTACAAACTGCCCAGAATGCGGATAACGGCTTCTCTGCGCTCGAGCAATCGTTGCTCTGCTACATCGCGGCCGGCACGGGGGTGTCGTATGAGCAGCTATCCCGTAATTACCAGCAGCTGAGTTACTCCACGGCGCGCGCCAGTGCGAATGAGTCGTGGCACTACTTTATGGGGCGTCGCAAATTCATCGCCTCGCGTCAGGCGAGCCAGATGTTTTTGTGCTGGCTGGAGGAGGCGATAGTCCGCGGCGTGGTGAGATTACCGGCTAAGGCACGATTTTCTTTCCAAGAAGCGCGCTGTTCATGGGCCAAATGTGAGTGGATTGGTGCCGGACGTTTAGCCATTGATGGATTAAAAGAGGTGCAAGAGGCGGTTGCGCTCATTGAGAATGGCTTGAGTACCTATGAAATCGAATGTGCCAAGCGGGGCTTGGATTATGAAGATGTCTTTGCCCAGCAAGTACGCGAGACCCTTGAGCGCAAAAATAAAGGTCTCCCCCCGCCGTCATGGGCGGCAACCACCTTCCAAACACAAATGAAGAACACCACAAAGGAGGAGGACGATGCTGCGTAATCTTCCCCATATCGCGGGGGTGGCATTTAACCAGCCCTTACTACTTGAACCCGCCTATGCGCGGGTTTTCTTTTGCGCGTTAGCCGAGCAGATGGGGATTGCGGCCATCCGTGATGCCACCGGTGAATCGTTAGCGACCTCACAGGAGTTAGCGGCCTTTCAGGAGCACGCGGGACGCCGAGAGTCTCGCCCGTATTCCGTAGCGGAGCGGATTGCGGTGATCCCAATATCCGGCACCTTGGTGAGTAAGACGCGCAGTGTGAAGCCCTATTCGGGGATGACAGGCTACAACGGGATTGTGGCGCGCTTGAATCAAGCCATGGCCGATCCCGAGGTGGACGGGGTGCTGTTAGATATGGACACCCCTGGCGGGATGGTGGCCGGGGCGTTTGATTGTGCGGATGTCATTGCGCGGATGCGCACGATAAAGCCGATCTGGTCTTTGGCTAATGACATGCACTGCAGCGCTGGCCAGTTGATAGCAAGCGCTGCCAGCCATCGCCTTATTACGCAAACGGCTCGAACCGGCTCCATTGGCGTGATGATGGCGCACAGTAACTATGCCGGCGCGATGGCCAAAGAGGGGGTCGAAATCACCTTGCTGTATAGCGGCCAGCACAAGGTGGAGGGTAACCCGTATAGCGCGTTGCCGGACAGCGTACGTGAGCAGTTTCAAGCGCGGATGGATATGACGCGGCAGCGATTTGCCGAGAAGGTTGCCTGCTATACAGGCTTGTCGGTTGACGATGTTCTCGCGACAGAAGCCGCCGTGTATGTCGGCGCGGAGGTGCTGGATATCGGGCTGGCAGACCAGCTGGTGATTAATTCAGATGCTATCGCCGTGATGCGCGAGGCATTAACCCATTCATCAAAAACCGTGATTACGGGAGGAGTCATGCACGGAAATCAGTCTGTAGAAGGGGCGTCGGTAAAGACGGAGCAAGGGGCAGTGCTGACGGCTGAGGCGGGGCAAGATGCCGCACTGGCAACAGAGACAAACGTTACAGAGGTATCTGCGGCTGTTGCTAATGCGGTTGCCGCAGAAAAAGACCGCATCATGGGGATCCTCGGTTGTGATGAGGCGAAGGGGCGTGAGGCGATGGCGCAGGTGTTGGCGAATACACCGGGTATGACGGTTGAGAGCGCGCAACGCATTATGGAGGCGGCTCCGCTCAGTGCGCAGACGCGCAGTGAGACAGCCTTAGATGACATGATGCGCAGTGCGCCGGCACCGGTCACGTCGGCATCCGTTTCTGTTGGTACTGATGATAACGACTTACTGGCGATCCCAGTATAAGGAGGAGGGATGAGCGAAGAAGTACTGACCTATTCTCAGCCATTGGGCGATAGTGATCCGGTGTATACCGCCCGCGGCGCTGCTGACTTAAGCGCGGCGACACCCGCATTGACCCCGTTGATGTTAAACGGGGCAGGAAAATTGGTGGCATGGGATGGGACTAAAGCGGGTACCGCGGTGGGGCTGCTCGCCTTAAGTGTCGCTGATTCTGCAACGCAGGTGACCTATTTCAAAAGTGGGTCGTGGCGTTTGAAGGATATTCAGTGGCCTCACGGTGTCTCGGATGAGCACCTTAAACGTAATGCGTTTGTTGGCACTGCGCTCAGCGTGGTGTGATTGTCTGTTCAATGATTGAAGGCCGCGGATGCGGCTTTTTTTATAGGTAACGCTATGTCGATGTATACGACTCGTAAGCTGCTGACTGCGACGCAGCAAAAATTTAAGTTTGATCAGCTGTTTTTGCGTCTGTTCTTCCGTGAGACCTATACCTTCGATACCGAGGAAGTGAATCTGGCCAAAATCCCGGGCGAAGTGGATATGGCGGTGTATGTCTCGCCAACGGTATCCGGCAAGGTACTGCGTACCCGTGGTGGTCTGCGCCAACAATTCAAACCCGGCTATGTGAAGCCGAAGCATGAAGTCACGCCGGGCATGGTGGTGACACAGTTGGCGGATGAAGACCCGCAGAACTTGAATGATCCGGCCTACCGCCGTAAGCGCCTGATTTTGCAAAACCTCAAAGATGAGGAGTTGGCCATTCAGCAAATTGAAGAGCGTCAGGCCGTCGATGCCGTGTTGCATGGCCGCTACATCATGGAAGGTGAAGATTTTGAGCCGGTCGAAGTGGATATGCAGCGCAGCGCCGGCAATAACATCACACAGGCGGGCGGCGCAGAATGGTCGAAAAAAGATAAAGCCACCTATGACCCCACCGAAGACATTGAAGCGTATGCCCTGCAGGCCAGTGGCGTGATTAACATCATCGTGTTTGACCCGAAAGGATGGGCGCTGTTCCGCTCCTTTAAAAAAGTGAACGAGAAGTTGGATACCCGCCGCGGCTCCAACTCGGTGTTGGAAACCGCGTTAAAGGATTTGGGCCAAGCCGTGTCGTACAAAGGGATGTTCGGTGATGTCGCGATTGTGGTGTACAGCGGCCAGCATATCGTGAAGGGGAAAAAGCAAAACTACCTGCCTGAACTGACGATGGTGCTGGGGAACACCCATGCGCGCGGTCTGCGTACCTATGGGGGATGTCAGGATATCGAGATTATTCGAGAAGGGGTCGTGAAAGGGACGCGCTTCCCGAAAAACTGGATCCAAACCGGTGACCCTGCGCATGAGTACACCATGACCCAATCTGCACCGCTGATGATTTTGGCGGATGCCGACGAATTTGTATCCGTGAAATTGGCGTAATGCCCATGAGCATGCCCCTGAATGGGGCATGATTTTTGAGGAGCGAAGCATGTCGCAGAAAGAGGAATTGATTACGCAATTGAATGCGCTCAGTGAGCAATTAGGGCGCAAGTTACCCGTGACGGGCTCGTTGGCTGATTTGCAGCAACGTGTACGTGAAGCGCAGGAGGAATTGACTGAAATGGACGATGTTCCGAGTGCGAGCGGGGAAAAGAGTGCCGCAAAGGGTTGTGTGCAGGTGACTGCATTAGTGACCTTACACACCGATGCGCTCAACGCCCAAGGCCAGCCGGTGAGTCTGGTGTTAAAAGGGGAGTCATGTTGGCTAGCGCCAGAGTGGGTACCTGAGTTGAGTCAGCGTGGGCTGATTCAGGTGGTGTGATATGGCGTCTTTGGATGTGCTGTTTGATAGCGCTTTGCAGCGGGCTGATGAAGCCATCATGGAGCATATGGCGGCTGATTTTATTTTGCGGCCAACAGACGGACAGCCTTTATCGGTTCGAGCTATTTATGACACCCAATTGTCTGCCGGTAAGGGAAGTCCTAGCAGTAGCGCTCCGCGCCCCTTTGCCGCTACGTGTGAGCATGGTTCGTTAACGGTATTGGGGCAGAGACTCGACAGAGCGTTGATGGTTGGCGCTGAACTGGATACCCCACAAGGTCCGAGAGTCGTGGCTGACGTTTTGTATCCAGACCAGAGCAGTACGTTGTTAGTGCTCGGGCTTGTTGGCGCACAGCGTTTACCATCCGGAAATGGGGTGAGATTTACGCGATGAGCCTGCTGTACATGCATATTGATGACGATGTGCTGGAGCGGATGCTGTTGCAGTTCTCGGCCTTGAGCGATAAAGCCATTCGCATGGCATATCACCGCGCCATGAAGCGAACCGAAATCACTATCCGTAAGCAGGCGTTAAACCTGATGCGTGAACGCCTTGGCCTGCGTCCCGTACAGCGAAGTTTGAAACGGCGTGTGCAAGCCTATTTAAAGCCGGGTCAGGATAGTGCTGAGCTCAAGTTTTGGTTTGGCTTGAATGACCTAGACCCCTTGCTGTTTAAAGGCGGCGTGCGTAAGGCGGCAGGCGGCCTGATGATTCGGGGGACTTATCACGAACAGGCTTTTGTGGCGGTGATTCGCGGACGGCGAGGGGTGTGGCGCCGTAAGGGTAAGCAGCGGACCCCGCTCGAGCGGATCCGTGTGCCGATTGACGATGAGATGATTGTGGCGTTGGAGGATGAGGTGTTTTTGAATTTGCCGGATATCTTTTTGCGCCATTTCGAGACGGATTTACGAGGACGCAGCAAGTTAGCGGCAGGAGGATGACATGGCTGACATGATTGAGAGTCCTAGCCAGTACTATGACCGCCTCGTGGCTGGATTGATGAGCCGTTTGGTCGGGGATATTCCCGTGTTGGGTTATGAGGACTTTGGGTCTGTGCCATTAAACGGTCCGGCGGTCTTTATCCAATTCGAGGATGCGCATCCCGGCACGCGCCGGCCTGATGGTCGCTATCAACACCAATTTCTCATCACCGCACATTGTGTCGTGCCGGCGTCAGTACCGCGCGCGGTGTTGGTGGCAATTGATTTGGCCTCAGAGGTTGAGCGCGTGATTGACTTGAACACGTTCGGGTTATCGTCATCCTGTTGTGGTCAGCCGGATATTCAAGTTAACGGTGATACCGGCTTTATGCTGGGGGTGGATGGGGTAGAAAGTCGCGGCGTGCAATGGATCCAACCGTTGTATTTAGGTGCAGAGGCGTTCACTCCGTCGCCTATCCGTGATGGCGTGAGGTTTGCCGCAAATCCAGATAATCCGGATGACCCTAACGCGTATCAGCCGATTCGGTGAGGTGGCCATGCATGATGCGTTAGATCAGATTATTGCGATGCGCCTTGCACCCTTATTAGATCGGATTGCCTTGCTCGAGGCGCAGATTGAGTCTGGGCGGCGCCGCGCGAATAATGCGATTTTGCTCGGGCGTATTCAGTCAGTGTCGGGTCACCGTTGTACCGTGGTGGTCGGTAAAAATACGACGCCACCGATCAAATGGTTCTCCGCCGCGGCGGGGGATGTGGCGCATTACCGCCAGCCCTCCGTGGGTGAAACCACGCTACTGCTTAACTACGGTGCCGGTGATAACTTACAAGGCTGCATTGCCTTAGTTGGTATTGATTCTGACGACTTCCCGTTTCCCACCGATAACCCCGATTGGGTGTATACCCAGATAGCGCAGAGTTACCTGTATTGGGATAAGGCGGTCGGGAAATTGGTTATCCATGCCCCAGGCGGGGTGGAGTTCGTCGATACACCCTATGTGCGCAATGTACACGGTGAGCTGGGCGATCAGGTACGCAACCTGTCAGACGATCGCGCTATCTATAATTCACACCGCCATCCACACGGCGAGCCGATGGTGGGGGCGGTCAGTCACACGCAATGAGGGGAATATGTTCGGGATGGACGCGCGCACAGGGCGCACTCTCCGCGGTTTCGAACAACTGGCCAGCCGCTTACAGCAACTCTTTACTACCCGTCAGGGGAGTCGGTACCGCCGACGTGCCTTTGGCTGCCATGTTCCTGATTATCTGGGACGGAATGTGTCGCCAGATGTCGCCTTACTCATCAAGGCGGACATGTTTGATGCCATGGCGGATCCCGCAAATGGCATCACGGATTTCAGCCCCAAGCGAATCGAACTTAAACCCGCCGACGCGGGTTTTTTGGTGTCGATTTTTGGCCATTACGAGGGGGAGTATGTGGAGGTGAAGGTACATGTTTAATCCGGCGATAGACCGGATCCCCGTCCCGCAGGCGTTGCAATATGAACCCTTTTCGCAGAAGTATCCGCGCTTAAAGCAGGCCTTCTTGCAATGCCTCACGGCGATCCGCCCCGAGGATGTCCCTGCCGTCGAACAGACATTAGAAAACGATGCAGAAATCCTGACGATTTTGCTGCAGTACCTGACGGAAGTGATGGTCTTTGAAGATCGTAAGCGCAATAAGCAGTTTGAAAGTTTGCTGATGCTGTTTGCCAAAGGGGATTCACTGGATGCGCGGGCGGCGGATTTTGGGGTTTTCCGACAAACGTTAAAAAAGGGCAACCCGAATGCCTATCCACCGCAGCCTGACGAGATGGAAAGCGATCGGGACTTGCTGATTCGCGCCTTGCTTGCCCCGTTTGGATTTGGCACCACGGGTAGCCGAACCGCTTACCGGTTTCATGCTATGACATTGGGCGAGCGGCCGACCATTTCGGTCGAGAAGCCACAAGCCAATGAAGTGGTCTTGCGCTACCGCTTCGCTGACGAAAGTCCGATGGGCAAAGTGCTGGATGCGCAGGCGCGTTGTGAAGCGCCGGGCACCGGTAACGTCTCCCTCTACATTTTGTCACGCGAGACGGCCGAAGGGATCCCCTCGGAGTCGCTGCTCAAGGAGGTCGCGACTTACCTGTCTCGGGATGACATTGAGCTGGAGACCGATGTTCTGTCGGTCAAAGCACCGACGATCACCCACTATAAAATCCACGCCAAACTGTATGGTCGGCCCACACCGGATGGACTGATTGATATCGAGCCGGTGACCGCGGCCTTGCAGGAATACGCGCAAGCCACGCACCGCCTGAGCGGACGGGTAGACCTGTCGATGTTGTATTTCACCTTGCAGCAGGCGCAGCGGGTGGTGCGTGTTGAATTGAGTGAGCCGGCGGCCAGCATTGTGTGTGACTACAAAACGGCGCCGTATTGTACCGGTATCGAGTTGGAGGTGGCGTATGAGTGATTCGCTCCCCGATAACCGCACCCCCTTGCAGTCCGCGTTGTTACGGCTGATAGAGGCCGAGTTACACCAACAAGAGGCGCGCTCACCGACCGCTGGGCTCTTTGATGCCATGCGCACACCCGCCCAGTTTTTACCAGCGCTCGCCATTGAGCGTGGGGTGTCGGACTGGTTTCCGGAAGACTCACTACAAGCACGGCGTAATGTCACCGCCAATGGTTTGGTTATTCAGTCTAAAAGCTGCTCGCGCTATGGGCTGATGTTTGCTTTAAGTGCCCTAGGTGTTGAGGCGGAGATTACCAAAACTGGCCGGCCTTACGAGTTGAAGCTTGTGGCCAATTTGCCCGATGCCCAACTGGATGAGGCCACGTCACGGCGGATTATTGCACGTATTAATACCTATAAGGCTGAGCGGGATATCGTGGCTCTGGAGTTGGCTAGGGCCGCAGATGTTGCACTGTATACGGCGATTTATGCTGAGTCCGGCGTGGTGAGTGATTGTGAGCCGTGGGCTCCGGCGCTGTGTTCGGATGATTATGGGGTATACCACGCAGTGGTGGGTGAGGTTTATATCATTTCAGATTCTGAGGCGGCTATTCGATGAGTAAAGATTATCGCGGCTACCTGACTCAGGCGGGTCTGAACTACGAAAGTACAGCACACGCTTTGGGAAAGGCTGTCAACATTGCCAAAATCGGGATTGGTAATGGCGTCCTACCGGATGACCAATCGCCGATGGGATTGACGGCCATGGTCAATAAAATTGCCGAGTTTCCGGCCAAGGTTTATCAGGATGAAAAGAATCCCGGTGTCTTTGTGGCGGAGTGCGCTATACCGGCCGAACATGCCATTAATGGCACGGGGTATTACATCAATGAGATGTCAGCCATCTTAGATAACGGCATCTTGTACGCCTATCGACGGGTATCAGGGGACTTCAAACCGCTGATCACCTCGGGGGAGGCCAAAAGCTATTTGTACCGCCTGCGCTTCATTCCCCAGAATGCTGGGGTGGTGAATGTCACTATTGATCCGTCTGTGGTGTGGCCGACGTTAGCGGATTTGAAGCGTGAAATTCAACGCCATGAAGAAGGCCGCAACCACCCTGATGCGTCATTGACGGAGAAGGGCTTTGTTCAACTGAGTAATTCTACGAACAGCGTTAGTGAAACAACTGCGGGTACATCCAAAGCAATTAAGACCGCAATGGATAATGCGAACGCTCGTTTAGCTAAATCGCGTAATTTGTCTGATTTAGATAATCCAGCGCAAGCTTGTCAGAATCTAGGGTTGTCACAAGCCATAAAAAACGCCGACGGTGCCATGCAGAAGAATGCTAATGGCGCTGACATTAATGATAAACAGATTTTTATTGATAATCTCGGTTTGCGAGAAACGGTTAATAAGGCCAGTAACGCCTATCCGGGAGTCAAGTTATTGGATGCGCCACCAGGGAAAGAATATATTGGTGCGTTCTCCTGTGGCTCACAAGGTCAGCATGTCAAAGGGATGAATATTGGTGTTCAATCGTCGGATTGCGCCCAAGTTTTAGTTGACGCCAATGCTGAGTTACGAATTAAGTTTTTTAATGGTAATGGTGCTGTAAAGGAAAATGCCATTTTTAATGGTACGCGAGCATTTAATACTCTTCCTGAAAGGGATTATGCTGGGGCGTTTACTTGCGGCAGCAATGATAATTATGCCAAAGGTATTAGTGTTGGTGTAGGTGCCAATAGTGATGTTGGACAAATTTGGCTAGATTCATCGGCGAATTTGCACACGAGGTTCTTAAACTCTAACGGTGATATCAGACGAAATAAAATCGTTGGTGTGCCTATTGGTGCAACGATTGAGTGGCAGTCTACAGCGCCTATTCCGGCAGGTTTTTTAGAGAATAATGGGCGTTCATTTAGTGCATCCGCTTATCCTGAATTGGCAAAAGTTTTCCCTAATCTGAAATTACCCGATGACCGCGGTTTGTTTAAACGCGGTCTGGATAATGGGCGCGGGATTGATCCGGGGCGGTCTATTGGTAGTGAGCAAGGGGATGCCATGAGAAACATCTCCGGCTCGGTTGGTGGCATTACTGCAGAATCATCTGGCGTTGCGGTATCTGGGCCGTTTTCCTACTCATATTCGAGTGGCGGACGAGCTGCTGGCTCTGGTGCGGGGATGCTGAGATTTACATTTGATGCATCACGAGTAGTGCCCGTGGCTTCAGAGTTTAGGCCCAAAAATAGAGCTGTTATTTATATTACGAGGGTATTTTAATATGAATAAATACAGTGTTGATATTATGGATGCTGTGTTTGATGACGCGGGTATTGCGGTAAAGTCAGGTTGGGTGAAAATCTATCATTGTCATCCTGTAACACGCGAATTTATCGGTGCAGGTATGGATTTTGTACATCAAGGATTTTCTATACCCGCGGACGCATATCTGGATGCACCACATTTACCTGAGCAGACTAAAAATATTGCTATTTGTCGTAATGTGGATGGCAGCGCTTGGGTTGCCCTTGTGGATTATCGAGGTTGCACAGCCTATAAGACCGCAACAGGTGAGCCGATTGTGGTTGATTTTATCGGGGAGCTTCCAGAGACGTTAACGCTAATAGCCCGCTCTAGCCCATTTGACCATTGGCTTGATGGACAATGGGTGACTGATACCTCGGCTCAACATGCTGCTGCGGTGTCTGAGGCTGAAACTAAAAAAATAAGCCTACTTGCTGAGGCTTCCACAATTATTGCACCGTTATCTGATGCATTAGCTGGCGGCTATATTACGGATGAGGATTCAAAGAAGTTACTGGCATGGCAAAAGTATCGGTACAGCCTAACAAAAGTCGACACTAGCTTAGCAGAAAAGGTCGTATTTCCAGTGAAACCAGATTTATGACCAGAAGATTGGATTATCGAGTTGCTGTAGACCCGCCTTGGTGCGGGTTTTTTTATGGGATTTTTATGACGAAAAAACACTATATCGCGCGGATTGGCTTTGAACTTCCCAACCAACCGCGCTGGGTGGAGCAGGGGCAATCCTGCGAACTGACCGATTTGGAGGCCGAGCATTTGCTCCGTATCGGCTACATCAAAGCGCTCACCAGTAAAGAGAAACCGCGTCGTCGCGAGGAGGTAGGCCATGCCTGAAATTACCAGCTTCGTACACAATGGTATTTCCATTTTGAGCCAGCCGGCACCGCAGCCCATGGGACCGCTAGGCGGTGTGGTATTGGGGCTCGTGGGAACCGCGCCAGATGCCGATCCACAAATCCCGCGCAGTAAAGCGTGGCGCATTAATACCCCCGTACAAGCCGCTATGCTGGATAAAACCGGTAATGAGCGCGGGACGCTGTGGCGTGCGGTCACCGAAATCCAAAAGGTGGCCAATGTCCCCATTTACGTGGTGATTGAGCGTGAAGAGACCGATTTGGAGCCGGCCGCCAAGGATTACACCATGACGGTCGTGTCAGCCTCTCAGGAAGATGGCGGTCCTATTCAGGTGATTGTTGATAGCTCAACGTTATTGGAATCGGTCAGCGGGAGCGCCGTTAACAGCTGGACTGCCGTGGTGGGGGAAAAAAGCGCGGCGGTGCAGATTTACACGGTGGGTGAAGTGAACACCTTAACGTTGAGTCAAAACGGCACCTTGCTGGTTTCCGACCTAAACCAAGGCACACAAATCACGGTAAAAGGTAAAGATCTGACGCCCGCCGGAACCGTGGCCAACATCATTGGTAAGGTTGATCCGGACACCGGTCGTCGAACCGGTATTCAAGCCCTGATTAGCACGGATGAATCGCTGACCCATATCGCGGCGCCGGGTTTTAACCATAAAGCAGTGTGTGATGCCTTGGCGCAAATGGCACTGCGTATTTCCGCTCAGCCGGTGCTGGATGGGCCATCGACCAACGATCAAGATGCGATTAATTTCAGTAAATCGCTGGGTACGGTCGGCACGGGTTATGACTTGGCCACACTGGTCGATCCGTTTGTCAAAGTCTGGTCAGCCAAGGCCAAAGGCTATGTCTACATGTCTGGCGTCCCGCATTTGTTGGGTGCGGCGGCACGGGTTAATCCGTGGGAAGTGCCGGGCAAAGGGCGGATGAACGTCAATATTGACGATACGCAGCGCACCATTGATTACAACGTCATGGATAAGGCCAGCGGTGGCAATCTGCTGAACCGCTATGGCATCACCTACTTTGCTCACACCAGTGTGGGTGGCTTCTCGGTCATCGGTAACCGCACGTTATCCGGCCGCTTCATCAATAAAGTCGGCTTAGAGCAAGCCATCATCCGTAAACTGATTAAAACCGCTGATCGCAAGATGGGGGAAAACCTGACTGCTGAGTTTATGCAGCAGCAATGCGACAGCCTCAATGCGTGGTTAGCGCAGGAAGCGGCGGCCGGTGCGCTGATTGCCGCACAGGTCTATTTGCACCCGACGCTGAACTCGCCGGAGGCGTATCTGAACGGTGAATGGCACATCGTGATTGCCTACGGTGGGTACAGTCCGAATGAGCACATGGTATTCCACCTGCGTGAGGATGTGGGGATCGTGAAATCATTTTTGGAGGAGACGCTGTAATGGCCGGCGCACAAGCAAAACTGGGTATGCGGGTATTGCTCAACGGTATTCCCTCAATGCTGGAGTTTGAGGATTACACCTCGGCGTATCCCAAAAAAGTGATGGAAGGCACGCGAGGTGGCTCCTTTGTGGCCGGTGAGCACTGGGTCGGTATTGAGGCGATGAAAGGGGCGTTGACCTTAAAAGGCGCGACACCCGCGATGCTATCCCAATATGGCTTAACGGCTGGGGCGCTGATCCCCGTGACCATTTTTGAGACCTTCCGTGATGAAGATGGCGCGGTGATCCAAGCGCAGGAGATTTGGCAAATGGCAGAAATCACCGCCATTGAGCAGAGCAATACCCAGATGGGACAGCTACGCCAGCATGTGATCAATTTCTCCATCAAATCGGCGCGTCGTTTGGAGAACGGAAAGACCGTATTCCACGTCGATCGCAACGCTAACATTGTGGACTTGGGGCTGGGTAACGTCCTCGCCGCGGTGGTCTAACCGCACTCTCTTTTCCTTAGTTTTCCTTGATGACGGATCCCTGCATGAGCAGGGATTTTTTTTATCTGGAGGTTTTATGTCTGTCACTGCCTATAGCAAAACCCACACGCTGCGCTGGCCGATTGTCGATGACAAAGGGCAGCAGCTGACCGCCTTGAACATTCATACCTTGTCATTACGGACGGTGCGCGAGTTGCGTGCTGAATATGGTTTGGTGGACGGGGCATCTGACGGGGCCAGTGATGCGGTACTGATGAAGTTTGAAAAGGCGCTCTTGCTGCGCTCGACCGGTCTGTCTGACAGTGAATATCTGCGACTGTGCGTACCGGATTACAACAGCATTCTGCGCCACGTACGCGCGATGGTGAACGGCAAGGCCGAGCCGTTTCTGGCTGAGCAAGCCATGGCGCAAGGCAAAAAGGTGGCCGAAGTCGATCCCGATGCGCCCGTGTTATTGGTGCCTGTCGAGGACAAGTTCAAAGGGCGCGTAAGTCAAATTGCCATTCAACCGCCGACCGTGCATTTGCAGCAGGAGGCGCGTAAGCATACCGATCCGTTCCAGCAAACCCTCGTCATTGTCTCCACCTGTACCGAGTTGGATTTTGATGCGCTGCTCGATATGCACATGCCGGATTGGAACACGCTAACCGAGAGGGTGACTGATTTTTTGTCCGAAACGGCGGACTTCTTTCCGACATCGACTGCCAACGACTGACAGACACCATTCCTTTAGTTTATTCCGCCACTGAGCGTGAAATCCTTGGATGGCGGATCCCCACGGCGTTGCGCCGGTACTCACTGGCGCTGGCGAGATTAAAGGTATCCGAATGACGGGCAAAAAATATTCGGTCACGCTGGAAGCGAAAGATGCGCTGTCCCGAGTATTTGACAGTGCTGGGAAAGCGGCTGAGCGATACAAAACGGCGATCGGCCAGACCCGTGAGCAGGTGCAAGCGCTCGAGCGCTCACAAAAGCTGCTGGGTGAATATCAAGGATTGCAGCGTTCACTGGCAGAGAGCACGACCCGCTTGGCTGAGGCACGACGCGCCGCTGATGCACAGGGGGCCAGTTTGCGGATCGCCGCGGCAGAGCAGCGTCGCTATGCCAAGGAGATGAATCAGGCTCAGGCGGTGATTGATGCCTTAAACTGTGAACTGCAACAAAACGGCACACTGACAGCGGCGCAAAGCCGCGCCATGGCGCAGGCGCAGCAGAAGATAGCCAGTCTGACACCGGCTCATCAGAAAGCGGCGGAGGCTGCCGCCAAGCATCAACGCGAAACCCATAAACTGAGTGGTGAAGCCGCACGGCTGGAGCGGTCCATGGATGGACAACGGCAGCGGTTAGCCCGCTTGGGCGGTGCGCTTAAACTTTCAGGCTCTGATGCAAACCGATTAGCGGCCTATCAAGATCGCCTACAACGGGCGACAGACAAGGCGAATCACGCGCTGCAACGACAAGAGCAACGGCTAAAAACGCTCAATGCGGCCAACGACAAGATGCAGAAGAATGCCGAACGGCGTGGAGCGTTGAGTGGTGACATTATGGCCACCGTGGCCGCTGGCGCACCGCTGGTCGTGTTGGCGAAAAAGTCGATTGATTATGAGGCCAGTTTTGCCGGCGTCAAAAAGGTCGTCGATTTTAAGGATAAAGCCGACGAAGAGGCCACCCGTCGCCGCATGATGAAACTGGCTTCTGATCTGGGGATCTCCCAAACGGGGATGACGGACATTGTGGCGGCAGCCGGTGAAGCTGGGATCGGTAAAAAGGCCGATGGTAAGACCGACAGTAATGAACTGCTGGCGTTTGCTGCATCGGCCGCCAAAATGGGCGTGGCCTATGATGTTTCCTCAGGAGAAGCGGGGGAGATTTTAGCCACGTGGCGCAGCGCGATGGGCTTAACCCAAGATCAAGCCATGCAGCTGGCCGACTACACCAATCAGATCAGTAATGAGATGAAGGCGCGTGCCAAGGATGTGTCTGCGGTGATGAATCGCCAAGGTGCGACGGCCATGGGCGCGGGCTTTACCGATAAGCAATCCGCCGGTCTTGCTGCTGCCATGTTGGCCGGTGGGGCAACCGAAGAAACCGCCGCGACAGCGCTGAAAAATATCTCAGGGGCACTCACCAAAGGCTTTTCTGCCACCAAAAGTCAGCGCGAGGCCTTGGCCATGATCGGGTTTAATCCCGAACAGTTGGCGAAAGACATGCAGAAGGATGCGGCCGGCACCTTGTTTAAGGTGCTCGAGAAGCTGAAAAAAGCCAAGCCTGAAGATCAAGGTGCCATCATCAGCCAGATTTTCGGTGAGGAGGTCAAAGGGGCGGTGGCCAAGTTGGCCACCAATACCACCTTACTGAAAAAAGCCCTCGATATGGCCGCGGACAGCAGTGCTTATCTCGGCTCGATGCAAAAAGAGTATGACGCGAGAGCACAAACTCGGGCGCACCGTATTGCACAGGTGAGCGCCAAGATTGAGCGCATCTCCATCGCGCTGGGCGATATGTTGCTGCCGGTGGTCGATGACTTGCTAGAGCCGGTGGCTAAATTAGCGGATGCCGGCTCCGAGCTGATGGAAACTTCCGAGTCAGCAAGAACGACCGTGAGCTGGTTATTGAAAGCCGGCGCCGCACTGGTTGGGCTGAAAGTGGGGATCGTGGTTCTAAAAGGGCTAGGCTCGCTGGTCTCCGACATCATTCAAGTGGGGCGTATCGGTAAAGCTAAGTTAGGCGATATGACGAGCCGCACCGCTCGCTCATCTGAACGCGCTGCGCGCGGGCTGGAGGCCGTGAATCGTCAGCTAGACCGGATGGGAAAATCCCACGGGGCTTCGCCATTGGAGTCAATAGACGGCATCCACCCTCGCACTAAAAGGCGCAGAAAGAAACGGGGCGTGGGTAAAGGGCTCAGTTTACTGGGATTAGGCGCGGGTATTGCGAGCTTTTCCGCATCGGCGGATGCCGCAGATATGCTCTCAACCGGAGCAGACTTGGCTGATGGGGCTCGCGAGGTGCTGGATGCCGGTGGGCCACTTATGCAGCGAATCGGAAAGTTCTTTAAACCCCTGCATTACCTACTATCAGGTTCATCGTTGGCTAGCACGGTTATGACCGGTGATCGTCAGCAGATAGGGAGTGTTGCTGGAGACCTAGCGGGAAGCGCCGCCGGTGGTTGGGCGGGCGCATCGGCTGGTGCGGCATTGGGCACGCTAATATTCCCTGGTGTGGGTACGGCAGTAGGTGGTGCGTTAGGCGGTCTGGGTGGCTCATTATTGGGTGGTGATCTCGGTAGTGCGATCGGCGAGCAGCTGGCGAACAGTGATATTTTGACGGCGATTGCGAACCGCATCGGCAGTTGGTTTGGTGGAGATAACCAGAATAAAACGGATGCCATGTTTAAGGGCGATCCATCCGAAAAAATCAGGCAGGCTCCATCGCGTGATGTCAGTGTAGATAACAAGTTTGAGATTAAATTTGATATCAAGGCGTCCGGGGATCCGGAGCAAGATAACGCGCTGGCACAGAAAATTCAGGCCCAACTTTCCAACCTTATCCCTTCATTACTCAGCAACTCATTATCACTGGATACACGGTTAGATGCTTCACTAGCCGGTTTAGGGAGTGATTGATGGCGCAATACGTGTTTGGCGATTTCTTATTTAGTGAGCGGGATGATAGCCCGCTTTACTCACTTAGCCGCAGTGCTGACGGTGGCTGGATAGAAGTGGAGTTACTTAACCGGTTACCGATGCAGCAACAAACGGGGCGGAAACTGGACCAAATCACCTTACGGGGTCTTTGGTTTGGTTCGAAGGGGCAGCAGAGCTACGACAAGCTATTGGCCATCCGCGATGAAGGTAAACCCCGCACGTTAGTCCGTAGCGATGGCACAAACTTGGGACGCTTTACGCTGGTTAGCATTGATTTTCAGGGCGATAGGATGGTGCATAACGGCATTTGCATGGTGCAAGAAATCGCTCTCACCTTGAAAGAATTCAGTGACCCGAACATCAAAAAATAGGAGCGCAATAATGCAAGTCATCAGAACGCAAGCGGGTGATACGTTACCGGATTTGATGTGGCGTTATCTGGGTCGTGATGACGATGAAACCGAGGCCTTGCTTTACCAGTTAAATCCCGCGTTATATCGGTTACCGAGGATTTTACCGGCCGGTGTCGTATTACAGATGCAAGCACCCGTGATTCAACGCGTCAGCAAACAGGTGGGAGTATGGAGTTAAACGTTGGGATCACCCCGGTTCATTACTGTGCGGGAAAGGGGGCTGACATCATTAATTCGCGATTAGAGTCTTTTGAGCGTATTGATGCTAGCGGTGTGCAGTCCGATCAGCTGACGCTTGAAGTGAATGTCGAGGGATTGAATAGCATTCCACAGGAAGGGGCCGTACTGACATGGTATGAAGGGTACAAAGAAACTGAAGTGCTCGAAATCGGAACATTCAAAATAACGCGCATCACGCCACGGCTTTTCCCGCGCCGTATTACCATCGTGGCTACCGCTGCACTGTTTGATAAAGACGATTCGACCGGCTTTAAAGAGCGTCGTTCCCGCAGCTGGGATGGCAAAACGCTGGGTGAGGTGTTTAGGGAAGTGGTTGAAGCGCATCACCTGACACCTCGAGTCGATCCTGAATTAGATGCGCTCCCGTTAGGGCATACCGATCAGACCGATGAAACTGACGCCGCATTCTTAACCCGGATTGCAGAGCAATATGATGCGGTGGCCAAGCCGATGGATGGTATGTATGTATTGGCGTTGAGAGGGCGAACTCACACCATCACGGGTAAAGCGATGCCCACCGTTGAGGTCACGGTGCCGCCGGACAATCGCCCCGGTTGTAGAGCCTTTATTAATTGTCAGCTAGATACGCCATCGCGAAAAAATGCAGGAGGGGTGATAGCGCAATGGGTTGATGAGAACGGCAATCTTCACGAGATTAAAAGTGGCAATCCACCCTATAAGCGAATGCCAGAGCCCTTTGTGAATAAAGCGCATGCTGAGCAAGCCCTAAAAGGGAAGGTGAGAAAAACTAAGCGTGAAGCATCCCGATTAACGTTAGATATTCCTGGTGACCCTCGCGTGTGCGCTGAGCTTCCCGTTGTGCTGGATAAGACATTTCCCAATGGTATGGCGGGGACTTGGAGTATCGATAGAGTAGTAGTGAGAGGTTCTTCGCGTGGTGGATATAGAATGACTGCTGTTGCAACACATGTCATATGATACTGGAGCGAGATAGCCATCATTATCGTGATTACTTTTTAAAGGTATGCCAAATTCTTCATAATTATTATCAACGTGAAACCAAGAAACATGCAATAAATCACATAAAAATAATACAATATTGAAATTCGCCATGGTAAATCATATGCTTTTGCGAAAGCAGAAATACTAATAAGGTGTTTTCCTATGGACATAATGGTTGTCATTAGATTCGTTCCGGTTTTCGTTGGTATAGCTACGATAGGGAAAATTATATATGATATGATGTATGCCACGAAGGCTAAACTTCGTGAGGAATATAAGTTTGCCAAAGAGTTTTTAGATGAGGAAAATCTAAAAAAAGTTCATCCATTTGCTAGAGATAAAGGCTATCAAGCTATAGCCGGTTGTACAGATATAACTTCAAAAGAGATTGCATATTTACTCTCGCTCTCTAACCCTATTCAAAGATTAAACGACTATAAAATGTCGCGCCGTTTTTTTAAAAATGGTCAAGCATCGGGTGATTTTGCATTGATTTATAAGGATCGATATAAATCAAATGTGTATAGATGGTTATTAAAGGCGTTCTATATGCTTTTATATATTGCATTAGCCTTGGTTGCGACATCACCATATCTCTATCCTGAATATTTTGGTCAGCATGGTATGTTCACCTTAATGATAACGTTACCATTGTTCGGATATTTAGCCATACAGTCATTATATTCAGGGTTGCGAGTGATTTGTGCCGAGCGCTTAATGAAAAAAATGGATTATCATTCATCAAATATAATATTAAGATGAAAGCGCATATATAATCCGTGGTTATTGCAGGTTTGATTTGCTGTTAAATTAATCGCTGTAAGGCATTTATGAGGAAAGTATGGAATTTGATTACATAGATGGGCAGAAAGTCCCACAAACATATATTGATAAAGATTTTGAGCTTGTTGGCACACATGACGGAACAGTCCATGTAATTTCAGGAGCATTCAAACTGCTGGGTACTCTTCGCGGGACATTAGATATTAAATCTGAGCAAACACTAGAAATATTAGGACACCAACAGGGCACAGTTTCCTTGTCAAAGGATTCAAACGTGATTGTCAAAGGAACTATATCAGGGACAGTAAGCATTCCCTATGGTGCGGTTATGACTATCGAGCCTTCAGGAAAACTAAAAGGTACATTAGTGAATAATGGCACGGTTATTCTAAAAGGCATATTTGGTGGGCAACAGGCTGGCACTGGAAGGTTGATAATTGAAGGTCAAGGTTACATTAAACAATCAGTAGTCGAAGATGGAATGACTTTCTACGAGTGGTAGCACATACCTAACAAACAACTATGGTGCGAATGGCCAAATTTCAGCTGCTATTTCGCACCTTGCAATGCCCATTTCAAAATGTCCCTACTTTAACTTCTTGTTATCATGGAATCCGATGCTCATACAGCAATGTGTTTTGCGTACCCAAAACATGAGCTAACTCGACTTCCTTAGTAAAAATCACCATGCAGAACACTACTGTTCGTTACATTAGGTGACGCGGCGTGCTGTAGCGTTATTATACGTAAAGTTGCCGTTTAAGAATGCAGTTAGGTCATTAAAGGAGGAGTGGTGGGCAAGCCAGCAGAAGCGATAGCGCTGATCAATGATCTTGCAAAACAGTTGGTCGTAATTTCCAACGAAGCAAGGAATAACGGAGATTACCAGTCTGGGTTTGAGAGGCTCAATCGGTGGAAGGAGCGAGCGACCAAACTGATTGCGATCCAGATCAATCAGCTTGAAGGCGATAAATTAAAAAACAAGAAAAATGGTTCATTCAGAATAGGAAACCCAGTTGGTAATCTGGTTGATGAAGCTAGAATGTACCTTGCTTTTCTTCAAGCGCTAGAAGACGAACTCCGGAATCATCCCGAAGATGTATTGGATCAGGCCGTGCCCGTTGAACAAGTGGCTATTGTCGAAGGACAACAACACCAAAGAATAAGCAACGCTGTGTTCATTGTTCACGGGCATGACGAGCTCAACTTGTTGCGAACAAAAGAGTTACTGAGGGAGCGTTGGACGCTAGAGTCGATCGTACTATCGGGCCAGCCAGGAAAGGGAAGAACAATAATAGAGAAATTTGAAGACGAGGCCCAGAGAGCATCATTTGCCTTTGTATTGTTAACGCCAGATGATTTGATTCAAAAGGATGAAAACGAGTATAGCCAAGCAAGGCCAAACGTAATTTTTGAGCTTGGATGGTTCTATGGTCGCCTAGGAAGAGAACGCGTTTGTATTTTGTTTAAAGAAGGAACGCGTATCCACACAGACTTGGACGGAGTGAGCAGAATCCAGTTCAAGGAATCGGTTGCAGAATCAATGGCGCAAATCGAAACAGAGCTTTTGGAGGCTGGGCTTATCACAAGATGA